TTCACCAGCGTCCAGCCCTTGCTGAACGCTGCTTGGTTAGGACAGTAGAGTGTTGGCATGGTCAGTCCTCCAGATCTTCGTCGGCGAACGGAATGTTACCCTTGTAGAGCTCCTCGCGTCCCTCGGTGGTCATCTGCGGCCAGCCGCCGCCGTTCATGAAGCTGCAGAAGCTGTACGCGTCCCACGGTCTGCCGAACGCGGCGATGGTCTCGCGAGTCGCGCGGTAGCCGGGTTCCGCCCCCGGCTCCACGAGTTGAACGCGCCACGTGTTGCCGATGCGTCGCACGGTGTGCATGTCGGATGCTCCTACAGGTAAGAGTTGAAGACGAACGCGAGTATGATCAGCATCGACACGAAGAAGCCGATGCCGGGGGCGACTGTCTCGAGTGTTCTCACTTGCGTAGGCTCCTCTGTGTTGCGGCCACCGTGATGGCGGCAGCGTGATTGGCGACCATGTCCAGGCGCAGATTGCGCTGGACGTTCATGACGGTGTTGACGGTCCAGCTGAGGATCGTCACCGGAGTGTTGCCCTTGTCGCTCTCTGCGCAGGCCTCGAGATATCTCTCGCGCTGACGCTTCAGCTCCTCGACGCCCTCCTCGTGGCGCTTGATCAGGACGTCGATCCACTCGAGACCGCCGTCGTGGGCCATCTTCAGGAGTGCGTTGTCCCAGTCTCTTCGTGCGCTGCTATTAGTCACTGTACCCTCCTAGGGTGTCTGTGTTGAACTAGAGTGTCGCTGCGGCGCGAACGTCGCGCCAGTCGTAGCTCACCGTCTTCTTGCCGACGAGAGGCCGGATGAACCGGCCATTCGGCAGCATCACGCCGAACATGTCGCCTCGCTGAAACATCAGCACCGTGCAGCCCTCGCGGGTCTCGGTGCGGTAGACGTTCCAGTGCGCGTCTAGGTACTGACGCGCGGCTGCAGCCTGCTTCGGGTGCTGGCTCTGCAGCGCCAGCTCGTTGAGCTGCTCCTGAGTGTAGTGTCGACGGCGCGTCATATTAGTCCCTCCACCTTCATCTGCTTGCGGCGCTCCTCGAAGTCCATGCAGAACGCGCAGGACTTCTTCGCCTCATCCTCGGTGCGCTCGCGACCGTCGTGGTCGCGGCCCATGTACGTCTGCCAGTGCGGACGGTTCATGTCCTGGAGATCCCAGTAAGTCGGCATGTCGCCGTCCTTCTCGGGTACGATCTGGAACTGATCGTTGGATAGTGTCTTCTTGCCGTAGGCCTCAGCCTCCTGTGGCGTGGCGAACCGCTGGAAGCGGTCGCAGCGACTCCAGTAGGCTCGGCCGCGATGACCCTCGGCCAGCAGGTAGATGTGATACGGCACTGGATACTGACCCCACTGCGGAGCGTAGTCGGTGGTCGACATTGAGCGAATGAGATACATTGTGCTTCTCCTTATTCTGCGTAGCAGATCAGTTGACCGGAACGGTAGAAGACGCCTACCTTGTAGGCCTCGTCTACCACGATTATCTTCCACTCGTCGCACGGTCGGCAGTTGTCTCGGCCGTGCACCATCGCCCAGCGATGGGCCTCGTCGACTGTCTTGAACGACGGGCTCACGTCCTTGGTAGTCATGTGGCTTCTCCTGTTTGAGTTGACTAGATGTAGCCGTAGAGCATGGCTTCGATGTGTGACTTCTGCTCCTCGCGAGTGCTGAGCTTCATCAGCTCTCGCGCCTCTTTCTCGGTGCAGCCGAACTCATCGGCTAGGTTCTCAATTACGATCTTGCGCTTCTTCAGCGACAGCTTGTTGTACGGCATCTTTTTTCTCTTGTTCATCTTGGCTTCTCCTAGATGCGAACGGCCATGATCTTGGCGTTCTCGATTAAGCTCTTCAGCGTCTTGTAGTCCTCGATGTTGCAGTGCGGAGGGCGCGTCTGGATGATCTCCTCCAGCAGCACCATCTGCGACGACGACAGACGAACGCGCTTCGTCTTGCCCTTCTTCTGCTTCTTCGGCGCTGGCGCGGCTGCGACAGGACCGTCGGGAAACAGTACCTCGAACTGCGAGTAGAACTTCTTCATGTTGCCGCCGCGCTTCTCGATCTCGGCTACGTATCCGGCGATCTGCTTCTGCACCGTCGCTAGATCCTCGCCGTCCTGCACGGCGTTCTCGTATCCCGCGCACTCGAAGCACTCGTAGCAAAGCGGCGACGAGCGATCCTGGTGAGTGATGCGCGTGCTGCGGTCGCAGGTCGCGCACTTGAACACACCGCGACCGTCGCGCTGAAAGTGATTTGCTTTTCTCATGGTGGTTCTCCGTTTGCTTGTGCATGTATAATGTGTGATAGCCTGAAAATTGACTAACGCAGAAGGCGGAGGCTCTCGCCTCCGCCCGCTGCAATCTCTTTGTCGTTGCTCTCCTCGCCTTCCTCCGCTCGTGCCGCCACTCATCTCGCTACTGCGGATGCGGTGGTCATCTGGTGTGAGATGCGGATTTCGGTTCCTTCGTGAGCGCCTCGTCTGGATCCTGCCAGGGATCCTCTGCGCTTCTAATGTTCTTGGCTCGTGGGCTGGATACTTCCGCCCTGCGACGACGACCCTCGGTCTGCGTTCTGGTGTTCGTCTACGAGTTTCCTGCCGGTTCAAAATTCTGCCAAAAAATTTTGCTGGCCAGCAGCAGCAACGGGTCCGCCCCGTTGTATTCGCGGTGTCCTAAACCACGGTAGCTTTTTTCGGCCGCTGAAGGGCGCTCGCTACCGTAAGGAGTCTTCCCTGTTTTTGCCCTTTTCGCCCCGGGACCGAAGCCGCTGTGGGGGAGGGGAATTGGCGGGACTTGACTCTTTTCGCCGGTGCCAGTTAGGGGATGGGGTTGGAGGCCACCGCTTGCTAACCAGCACCCTCATAATAGCCTACCCCTAGGGGTAGGCCAAGCGATATTCTTAGGCTTTTATACCTATTCATAGATTGGTTCCTAGGGGTTAATGAGACGTTAATTTTTCGTCGCTATTTTGGAAGGTCAGCCCACGTGCCGGTCGCGGTTCCCCACGTCCGGCCGTACTCGGCGTCCACCATCATGGGAACCTCGAGAGAAACTATCTCGCGCATGATCTGCGTTATCTCGTTCCCTGTCTTCTCACTGGCCTGACTGAAGCCGAGCTCGTCGTGCATCTGGATGAGCGGTACGTGGCCAGCATCGTAGCACGCTCGCATGGCCATCTTGGTCTGCCGCGCCGCGCTGCCCTGAATGAGACCATTCATGGCCTTTCGACACTCGGCCCGCCGCAGTCTCTTGCCGTACCACGGATGGTCCTTGTCCCTCACCCGCTCGCGAGCCTCCTCGATCCGGCAGTAGCCCATCTTGATCTGGCCGCCGCTGCCCCATCCTCTGCGCCGCTCGTCCTCTGAGAGCCAAGTCGGCTCCCACATGTCGAAGTGAATTCGGGCTCCGTCTATCAGCCGTATGAACCCGGTGCGACTGGCCTTCTCCTGACACAGAGTGTTCAGCTGCTTGACGAACGGCATCTGCTCGTCGTACTGCGTCATTATCTTCTCGGCCTCCTCCATGCTCTTGTTGATCATGGAGGCGAACTTCTTCACGCCAGCGCCGTACGACTTCGCGAAATTCGTGTCCTTCGCTGGCTTGCGCGGCAGACCAGTCATGTCGGCGACCATGCTGTGAAAGTCGGTGCGCGGATCTGTTCTGTAGCGAGTCGCGGCCTCCAGCGCCTTCTTCAGCTTGTTGCGAACCGCGAAGTGCACTATCAGCCGGTACTCCTGCTGAGAGTAGTCCGCCGACATCCACGCCTCGCCCTCCTCGGGCAGGAACAGCCCCCGGATGAGCGTCGCCAGCTCCTCGTTCCGATGCGGCATCTGCTGCAGCGGGGGGTCGGAGTAGCTGAAGCGATAAGTGCGAGTGCCGCCCTCCTCGGACTTGAACTGATTGATGGAGGCGTGAAGCCTGCCGAGATGGGCGTAGTCTATGATGTACGACTGAACGAACTTGTGCGCGGCCTCGTGATACTCCTTCGCCTTGACCAGCATGGGAGGGAGCCAGTGCGGCGAGTCCTTCATCCACTTCTTCTCGAAGCTGCCGCGTCCAGTACCGTCGCGCGGGAACTTGATCTTCAGCTTGGTGAATACGTCCGTCATCCAGCCGTTGGATCGCAGGTCGTCGATGTCGACGCCGTGTCCCAGCTTGGAGCTGATGTCGCGGAAGGTCTCCCTAGACGTCTCGATGCAGTGTGCCTTCACCTGCTCGGCGGCCTCTAGATCTACGCGAATGCCGCGCCTGCGCATGGCGTGGACCACCGGCAGGAGATCCATCTCGAGCTGGTACGCGTCTACTGTCTTCTCCTTCTCCATCAGCGGTCGCAGCTTGTGCGCCAGCTGGAGCGTGCGAACCGCGTCGGTCTCCGCGTACTCTCCCACGAACTTGGCCGGGAGCCGCCACATGTCCGTCTTCGGATCGATGCCGTAGGACGCCGCTGCGTCTCTGAGAACTCGCTCCTCCTTGCCCGGTAGTCCTTGCCACTCGCAGAGCGCGTCGAGATTGAACTCGAAGCGGTTCTCGTCTATCATGTTGGCCATGCACGTCGTGTCGTCCACCTGGGATGGACACCCGACGCCGAGATCTACGTCGCCCCATCCCACGTCGAACGGCGCGTTCTGCATCACGAAGCGGACGCCAGCCCTCTGATGGTCCTTCTCCCATCTGGCGATCTGGTCGGGCTGGAAGCACTCGGTGTCCGGATGCCTGATCGGCGCGTAGAAGGACTCGAAGACCTCACCCTTCTTCCACGCTGCGCTGACGCCTATCACGTAGCCAGCCTTCATCGCCCATCCTGGACCGCGCTCGGCCGCGAGGCCGTCGTCCTTGCACTCGCGGTCGAAGCCTATCTCCTTGCACCTGCGGAGATCAGGCAGCTCAGTCGGCGGCTCCCAGTCGCTGGTCGGCGTGAACAGCGGGTCCTGAAAGCCGCCGACGTGATAGTTCTTGCGCTTCTTCAAGTCTCCGCCTCCCACGCGCGGTCTATCAGGTGATGCTTCTCGTCGCTCGGGTTCCACTCGTAGAGTGTAGCGACCCACTCCTGCATCTTCTCCCACTCGTGACGATTGGCTTCTTCCTGAAACTTCGGGAAGTACTCTCTGGCGCCGAGAGGACACAGAGCGATCTTGACGACGTACAAGTTACCCTGCGTCGGCTTGAAGTCGTACAGACTGCGGATGAGCGCGGGCGGCTCTCCGAACTTCGGATCGCACACGCTGGCCTCTAGAACCCACAGAGGACCGACTCTTCTGAACCACGTCTCGATGTGCATCTGCGTGAATACGTTGTTGATCACGTCGTCGGTCATCACCCACGGAGCCAGCGACTCGTGCTGCCCGCCGTCCTCAGGAGTACCGATGACTCTCTTGTCGTCGAACGGTGGTTTAGAGTACGCGTCCACCGACTCTACGCTGGTGTCGCTGTTCCAGACCTCGCTCATCCTGCGAGCCTCCTCCGCAGTCAGCCGAGGCGCGACGATGATCTTCTTCTCTCGCTCCGGCAGCACCGCGCCGCGCGAGATCATCTCGGCCTCGATCAGCGTGGCGTAGCGCCGCAGGTCCCGGAGGCAGGCTAGAACGCTGCCGTCCTTGCCGCTCGGGTCGTCGTGTATCTTCTCGAAGACGTCCTCCTCGCTCAGCTTCTGCACCATCCACTCGGCCAGCTCGTGAGACAGCGTGTACTCCTTGTCCGGGTCCGTAGCTACGTCCTGAAGGTCCTCTCGGCTGAAGCTCTCCGGCCACGGCACGGAGGCCATCATGTTCAGCAGTCGGTCCATGTTCCTGCGAAACATGAACCACGCGCTTCGTCCACCGGCCATCTTCCAGCTTCCCTGATAGGTGGCCTCCTTCTCCCTGAGCAGCATGACGTCGCTGTCGGCGACGCGCTGCAGATGCTCCAGATGCTTCATGTCGTGGCTCATGATATCTTCACTCCCTTCATCCACTCGTCGACCTTGACGTACTGATACAGCTCGTCCGCCATCTTGAGTGCGATCTCTCTGGTGTCGCGCATGGGTATTGCGGCGTACTGATTACCCATCATGAACTCGTGAAAGCAGAACTCGTACATCTCCAGCAGGTCGCAGATCTTGAACCGCTTCCACTCGTCCTCTCGCATCTGCGGCAGCTCGATCTGCTGATGACCCAGACCCAGTCTCTCGGCCTCGTTGACAGCCGCGCCGTAGCCCTCGACTCGGTGCTTGCCGCCGAACGGAACGTCGCCGGCGAACTGCTCTCCCATGTCGTGATGCAGGCAGTAGTAGAGAACCTCCGCGCGAGGAATACCGAACACCTCGCAGTAGATCTGCGCGACGCGACCCTGATGCTCGATCACGTTCGGCTTTCGCAGAGTCGGCCAAGTGTGCCATCGCGCCACCTGACCGGCTAGATGCCTTGATCTGTAGACTTGATCTCTAGTAACCATTCACATCCTCCTCGTCATCCACTCGGTGCACGCCACGCGCCAGTCCTCTGACTGGATCTCGTTGGCTGCAGCCACCGCTCTTATCTTCTGGCCGTCTCTCCACAGACGGTGCGACCGAACAACCGGCTGAGCAACCTCGCAGAACCAGTCGTTCTCGCAATGTCTCAGAGGTACGTCGCTCTCTGTTCGGTAGCACTCGTCGTGCCACGACATGAACTCGATGACGTCCTCGTCGGCCTTCTCTCCGACCGTGAATACCGGGCGCGTCTTCAGCCGAAGAGAGAAGTACCTGTCGTCGTGCAGGGCGCCGACTATGCTGCTCTCCTCCTTGGCCATTCGCTTGGTCATAACGCCGAGCATCGTCTCGTACATGTGAAAGTTGTTCGAGAGAACGTACAGATCACCCATCGCCACGCCGACGCGAGCAGCCAGATACTCCTGCAGAAAGCTGAAGTGCACCGAGTTCGCGCCGTAGAGTCCCCAGACGATGTCGTTACTGCGGCAGCACACCGTCATGTCCAGAACTCTGTTCCCCTTAGATATGACCACGCCGTCCGGCCAGTGATCTGGACCGTCTCCGCGCACTCTGAGATAGATGTGCGTGTTGCACGGTCTGTCCTTCCACTCGCCGGTGAGGTCCAGAGCGCCGACCTCCTGCTCGCCGACGTTGCCGTTACCCAGACTAACGGGCAGCGTGACGCTGGAGCAGTCCCACATCTGGATGACGCACTGACGCGTCCCCGGGTCCTTGATCAGCCGATCCACGACCGCTCCCAGCTGATCAAGTCCGAAGCGGAAGCGCCATCGGTGTCCGTACGCTCCGTGGATCTGACCCCCGGCCTCCCAGTTCGCGCTCCCGCTGGCGCTCTCGGCGAACCGCTGGCCGAAGTCCGTCACGTAGTGGTTCAGCGTCTCGGCGTCGTCCCTGCCAGCCAGCATCCAGATGGCCTCCACGACGTGAAAGAATGGATTGGCATCTCTCACCTTGCTGAAGACCACGCGCTCCCACGGTCTCTTGAGGCGCGTGACGACGGGACCGGGGGCGACTAGGCAGGGACCCGCCCGAGTCTTCTCGAGCAGGCCGGAGTTGATTAGCAGGTGCACTCCCTTCGGGAGTGCCGCCGCTGAGTTCGTGGTGTCGATGACGTGCATCTGTGGCTCCTGTCGGTCAGAACGGTATCTCGTCGTCGTCCACCTCGGTGCGGCGTTTGCCGCCTCCGAAGGACGGCTTGTCGTCGCCGCTGCCGCTGCGCTCTGCGCGCTCCTTCGGCTCGAACAGCATGATAACTATCTTGTTCTCCTTCTTGGGGTCCGGGACGGGGACGCTGTCCAGGTAGATAGTGATCTGTCCCTTGTCGTTCTGGTGAGCCTGTCCTACTCGGTGCCACCAGACACCGTCCTCGTTGTACTTAGGTCTCGGAGTCATCGCGTCGTATCTCTTCGGCATGTGGCTGTCCCTTGAGATAGAGTTCTTCCAGCAGTATCGCCGCCAGACCCGCGCACTCTGGATCGTTGTACCAGCGGCACAATCCAGAGGGATGAGGTAGCTGCCGCCATGTGCATCCGTTCATCTGAACAGGGTGAATAAGTATCTTGGGGAGCTCCAGTGCACTGCGCACCTGCTCCCCGAACACGACAATGGTACGTCCGGCGTAGAGCGAAGGAAAACGCTCCGCCGCTGCCTTGGCCACCGGCCTGCTCCACGTTCTGGAGTTGATCAGGTTGAGCCGCTCGAAGCCGTCCATGTATCCCTTTCGCGTGACCTGCGGCTGGCGCGTCTGCAGAAGCCTCCAGAGACGGTAGCCGCTGCTCCCGGACGGGAACGGAGCGAGCGCGTACCTGGGATCCGCCGACAGCGGATTGTTCATTCCCAGCAGTACGGCCCTCACACCAGATTGAGCCACCGAAACACCTTCGCGAACACCTGCTCGCGGGATCCTAAAAAGCATTCCACCTTCTCCTCTTGAAAGTCGTAGTAGTGTCTGCGACTCTTTCTGTGCAGCGCCTCGATAGTCTTCTCCTGGATCTTGTGACCGCGCTCACGAACGGCCTTGACGCAGTCCTCCAGAGGCTCGTCTATCAGGGCGACCGCTATCGGTAGTCCGGCGTCCCGAAGATCGAGCAGGTTCTGTGGCTTGTCGGTGAAGTTCTTTCCCTCGTAGAGCACGTTGCATCCGAGCTCCAGAGCGTGGATCCTCATCAGTTCGTACGCCAGCGGTAGACTAGGCAGCGTGTCCAGTCCGCCGTTCGCTATCTCGTAGTGTCCGGGAACGTACAGATGCTTCTCGTTGATGTTGTTGTGAGTCAGGATGTATCCGGCAGGCTTCTGTCTGCCGGGATACTCCAGCTTGCGGCTCACCGGATAGAAGGACATGATCCTGCGGACCAGATGCGACTTGCCCGCGCCGTTCGTTCCCAGGAGACTGATTATCATGAGTGCTGATCCAGCTGACTGATCTCGTGCATGTTCGCCAGCGCGAACTCTCGACGGTCCTTCTTGTCCATGTCGTAGCACATCAGCAGCCACTGAGGAGTCTCGTACCACTCGCTGGTTCCCCACCGCACGCTGATGGGATTAACTGTTCGCCAGCTGAACGAGCCGCGATAGTTGACGTAGCTGAAGCGAAGAGTCTGCGTCGGCCGAGCCTCGTCCTGATGCATCTCCAGTATGCGAGCCAGCGCGGACAGATGATTGGTCGCCGAGGTGATCACCTCTCGAGCTCCCGTGTAGGACCATGCCGGATGCTCGCGACATAGCCTCTCGATGCTGGCGGCTAGATCTCTCAGGCTATGCTTCTGCGCTGGCATCGTCGCCTCCTCTGGGTCCCTGATAGGCTGGCACCGGCTCGCGATCCTTCCACGGCAGACGCACCACCTTGTCGCGCTGACCATGCGAGAGAGCCTCCTGGATGTC